TTTTAAGCGGTTACATCATATTTTTCGCATTAAATCCAAAGTATCTTTTGGATCGCATGTCCGAAATAACAACTGCCCAACATGACCATCTAGTAAATACAAGGTTATCTGCGGATTCCAATATTCGCCATATTTTATCTAAAATGATATTTACCACTAATGCTGACCGGGCATGGTTAATAGAATTTCATAATGGAAGTAAAAATCTGACAACAGGATTGCCATTCCTTTTCGGTTCGATGCGAATTGAAGAAGTTAGGGATAGTATATCAAATGTTGACGAAGACTATGCGGATTTTAGCTTATCAAAATACAAACTTGTGGCAAAAGTATTGGACGATGGATATTTTTATGGTGGGTTGGATGATATTCAAAAAATAGACCAACGCTTGTATTACAAATTTCAAGCCAACGACATTAGCGAAATAGCCTTATTAACATTGTATGATGGAGAAAAGCCCGCTGGAATTATTGGTCTATCGTTTTGTAACGGTAAAAAGATGGACAAACAACTGGTTGGAAAACATATCAGAAGCAGTGGCATAAAAGTAGCCACATTACTATCACAAATAAATGATTAAGACTATGGAATTAAGATTAGAACGTCTATGGCCAAAAGAGG